CATCAATCCGGATCGAATGGCCAACTGCAGGGCTTTGAATTCCTTTTCAGGATCCACCCACTGCCAGCCTTGGGGAATCCACTTTGCCGCTTGCCACGCTCGGGCGGCTTGACGGCTTTTGGCATATCCCGGCGCAGCCAGGGCACCACTGAGCACTGCCGCATCCATCCATGCACGCCAAATCGGGCGACACATCTGATGCACGATCACGCCATGCTGGATGGCTTCACATCGGCGACGGAATTCCAGGAGCCCTGCACGAATCGACGAGTAGTTCACGCCCGACAGATCGCCGGTCAACTGCTCATAGGTGATGCCCATGGCTACAGCGACTGCACGGAACTGCACCCGCAGGAACTCCGCGTAGGAACCACCAACATCCGCTGGATCAGAAAACTTCACGTCCTCACCCGGCTCCAGGACTTGCAATGTTCCCGGCTCCAAACCCGCCATCGCTACGCCCAGCTCATCCGCTTCGCCCTCTCCCAGCAGTTGGTCTTCTGGCGACTGGCGCGTGATGAAGCCAGCGAACATGGCCGCAGTCTTTTTCCGAACCAGCTCAGCGTCATCGTATTGATCGAGTTCGTTGAGCTTGACCAATGCCCGCGACAGCCAGGGCTCGCCACGAATCTGACCTGGCCGCAGTGGTCGAAACAGGTGAACGATCTCCTCAGCAGGAACAGGTACCAGGTCGTTGCCATTGACCGTCAAACTCGGGTCACCCGGATGCTCGCGGTAAAGGTGATAGGCCACCCGACGTCCAAGGGCATCAAACTCGATGCCGCTACGAATTGGGTTACCCGATGCACTGAGAGTGTTCAGGCTTAAAGGCAGGTGCTCGGGCTCCAGAATTTGCAACTGGATCGGCACGCTCAGGCCATCCTCTTGTCGCCGATTGCGGATACGAATCAGGCATTCGCCGCCCTCGACCATGGCACGGCAGGCTAGTGACTGCAGGCCGTAAAAATCGGTGAGGTTGTTGCTGTCTGCCTCCTCCACCCACTGCCACCACAACGCGTGAATTCGCTCCCGAAACTTGGGGTCATCCACCAAGGATTGAGGCTTGATTCCAGTGCCAATTGCGTTCGAGACAAAGCTGTCGACCGCGTTAGCCGCCCAAGCGTTTCGGCGCACCAGGTCCCGAGACTTGACCCGCAGTTGATTGCCCGTGGCCAGCATCGCCGAGACCGCCCCCGGGTCACCAGGATTCCAGACACGAGATCTTCGGCCTGAGCCTGCGACCTCGTGAACGGAATTCCAGCCCACATAGGCGGTGAGTTTTTTCCAAAAGGCCATCTCAGAACCCCTTGGATGTAGTGATCCTGATCTGACGAGTCTTGGTTTTTCCGCTGTCTGAGGCGAGCGCCGCCTCCACTTCGGCCAAGGCCAGCTTGAGATCGGAGACCGTGCGGTACTCAATGGTCTTGCCGTCGTAGGTCACCCGATGCTCACCACTGGCAATGGCCTCTCGCAGTGCTTGGGCATGTTCAAGGGTATAGGTCGTCATCAGTTCATCCACCGGCTGCGAATCAAGCGCCTGCCGCGTTGTGGTCCTTTAGAAACAACGAAGCCACCGCTGAGGGTGGCTTCTTGCTTGGTTGATTGGGCGTCTTCAGGTGGTCCTGCCACGCCTAACGGTTTTTCCAATTCGCGCCAGTGACGCTCCTCATACCGGTCAAGACCAGCCAGGCTGGCAGCCGCCCGCGCATAGACGTAGCAATCAAGCGCTTCGTTGCGCTCCCGAATCTTTTGCCACTCGCGCACCGGATAGCCATTGCGATCCCGACGCGTGACCAACTGCTCAGAGCACAACTGCTGCACGAATTCGGCATCGACCTTGGGCAAATGGATGTATCCAGCTGGATAGAGAATTTCGCCGTCCTCGGTCACTTCCATGGTCTTGCGCAGGTGGTTATAGAACTCCAGCTTGGCAATGCCACCCACCACCGAATAGACCCGAACACCCCGGCGCAGCTTCTTGCCGCCCACGGTCAGGTCCACAGCGGTCGGCAATCCAACCAGCGCAGCACCACGAGCCACGCCTTTCATTGGCAGCAGCCGGGAGTCACGTAACTTGCGCACGAAGGCATAGGCCTCTTGTGTGGCATATCCTGTGTCCAGGCCGATGCGACTCAGGCGCAACTGCACCCCCGACGCATGTGTCCAGGACTCATCGATCATTTCACGCAGTCGTTGCCAGACCGTATCGCGGGAGGTGTCGCCAGCGAGCACACGATGCTCCACCAGCCAGGCCTCTTTGCCCCGACCGAATGCCCAGACCGAGACCTCAATGCGGTCCTTCTGAACGTCCACCCCAGCGCAAAGCAAAGCCGCCCCAATTGGCACAGTGCCGATTCGATAGTCTTCACGGCGCTCGAGCAAGCGCTCCCACTCGGGGGTTTCACCTTGCTCGACCCAGGTCTCGCCCAGCTCTGTGTTTTTAAATGCTTTCAAGGCAGTTGCAGATCCTTGTGCTGCTTCCCATGCTGCAGCGATGTCGGCCCAACTGCGCCAACCAACTGGGCTGTACAGACTGGAGAGGTGAAACCCCACCGTCTTTCCCACGTAATCAGGAATCGACGACTGCCATCGACCCCGCTCCAGCATTTCAGTCTTTTGGTATTCGTAGATGGGCTGCTCACACGACTCACACCTGTAGTGCGCTGTCTCGGGCAGACCTTTTTCCCAGATCAGTTGTTCGAAGATCAGGACTTGCTCGTGCTCGCAATGCGGGCAAGGGACCATGAACTGTCGCTGGTCCGTTTGCTCGTACTCGCGTTCGATGCGTGACGATCCAGAAATTGTTGGCGTCGAGACAATGAATATTTTTCTGCGTGCAAAGGTTCGGGTTCGAGCCTCAGCCAGTGCAATCGCATCGCCTTCTCCCTCAACGTCTCCTGGGTAGCCATCGACCTCATCCAAAAACAAATAGCGCACCGGCATGGAGCGAAGGCCAACGGCGCTGTTTGCGCCCGTCATCACCAGCACGCCACCACGGAACTCTTTGCCCAGGATGGTGTTGCCTGAGTCACGTGCCCGTGCTGGTGCGATCAAACTCGACAGCGTCGGACTTTCTTCAATAAGGGGATCAATCCGCTGCTTAGAGTTGCGCTTGGCCATCTCGACCGTCGGCGCAACAGCCATCATGGGGCCAGGGGCCAGATGGATCACATAACCAATCCAGTTGTTGCCGCACTCAGTGCCACCGACCTGTGCACCCTTCATGAACACCACACGCTCGATGGGAGACGTCGGGGAGAGGCAGTCCATGATCTCCTTGAGATACGGCGTGCGATTGGTTCGCCACTTGCCAGGCTCCGAGGCCGACTTCCCCGAGAGCACTCGGTACTGGTCGGCCCATTCAGACACAGTCAGCAGTGGGTCGGGGGTGAGCCCCTCGCGCCACGCCTCAGCAATGGCATCAAATCCGTCATAGTGTTCCAACACATCCCTGCATTCCGTAAAACCTCAAGCCCACAGCAGGGCTCAGTCCAACCGAACAGCCAAATCGCCTAGTTCGATCAAGTGATTGCGCACGGCTTTTTCCAACAGCACATGCAAGGTATGCCCATCGGCATTGAGGTCAGCCGCCATCTGGGCAGCCACACGCGCTGGCCAGTTCAACCAAGCATCGCGCTCGGCCCGCGCCATCTTGAAAACGTGTGCGACGGCTTGGTCACGGTTGACAAGCTCCCCTTTTAGGCGGGCCAGGCGCACCCGGTTGGTCTGCGCCTTGAGCACCTCATTGGCGGTCTTCGCCTGCAGCAACGTGGTGCCACCGCCTTTGGGTTCAAACGAGCCCGCAGGTTCACCCAGCGTTTCCCGTATCCCCGCAATCGCCTCATTGGAGACGGGCTTGTGTTTACCGCGTTGCTGCGCGGCATCTGTGTTTTTGCTCCATTGAGCGTCGGCCAGCGCCGCATTGATCGTGCCGTCTGCGTTGGGGGTGATCCGCCCGGCCTCAATGGCCTTGCGCACCGCCGTATCGGACACCCCTCGGTGGCGCGCATAGGCCCGAATTGAGAGTCGATCGGTCATACCCAAGTGAAAGAGTCTGGCTAAGAAATTGACTTGATGTTGTTCGGAAATGAAGCGTTCATACGGTCATCAATCAACGTTTTTTGGAGCGCCGCATGAACCACAAGAAAACCACCAACGCCATCAACGCGCCTTCTTGCCTTTTGGAGCAGATCGCACGCGAGCACCTTTTTGTCCAGACGCTGCAGACGCAGCATTCGGACCGGCTGGACTTTCACGACGTGTCGGTTTGGGGAATTGAGGCTGCTCTGCAAGCGGCTTATCAGGCTGGCCTGAAGGCGCAGACGAAGAAGCCACAGGGGAAGAAAAAAGATTCAGAAATCGCTTGATAAGCGAGCGGAATGAAGCGTTCATCACATCACCATTTTTTAAAGGAAAAACCATGAAACTCTCCGAGACCCAAACCAATCTGCTCACCGCAGCGGCACAGCATCCAGAGCACTTGCTGACCGACTTCCCGGCCAATCTAAAAGGGGGTGCGCGGCTTAAGGTTTTGACATCCCTGGCCAACGCCAATCTCATTGCCGCCCACAGCCAAGCCGAGGACGGCACCACGCAATTTGCAATCACCGACGCAGGGCGCAGCGCCCTTGGCATTGCGATCGAAGCCAAGGCAACACCCTCCAAACGAGAGGGCACCAAGCAGGCCACGCTGATCGATTTGCTCCAGCGCCAAGAAGGGGCAACGCTCGAACAGATGGTTCAAGCCACCGGCTGGCAACAGCACACGGTTCGGGGATGCATGGCCGGAGCCTTGAAAAAGAAGCTCGGGCTGAACATCGTTTCTGAGAAAACCGATGGTCAACAACGCACTTACCGCATCGCCTGAGGCTTACATGAAGAACATCACCCTCACCATCGAATGCAAACCCCTGACCGTGAAATTTGACGGTCAAGAGATCGAGGTCCAAGAGCTAAGCATCCGCCTGCCATTCGGGCGCAAACCCAGCGACATCACCGACATCGCAGGCTGCGGCGACTACATCGTCTACGTCACAGAGACCCGAGAGATGGAACCCGAAGAGTTCGACGGGTTCGCCATGAACCTCTACAAGTCCCGCGACTGGCTCAAGGGTAAGGGCGGCTACCTAGGAGAAGGACGCTTGTGCGTCCAAGTGCACGCGCCCGGTCGCCCCTACCTGTTCATCGATCCATCTGGCGGGGATTACCCGCGCTACGTTGCTCGATTGGGGTGATCTATGCAAACGTCACAAGCACAAGACCTGGTCAAAATCCCTGCCGCCGAAAACGAGTCGTGGGGCTTTTGGGGAACGATGGGCGGCTACGCCAGCATTGCCTGGCCCATTGCCATGACCCATATTGCCAAGACCACCAGCCAGCCGCTTGAGTCGGTCCGTGCATTCCTGGACAGCAGTCATGGTCGTCACTTTGCAGATACGGTTCAAGACGCTCTTTTGAGCAGCCCTGACATGCACCAGGCCGTCGCACAGGCCAGCCAAAAATGGATGAACTGGACGATAGGTCGCACGATCCAGCGCAACTACGGAATCCCCAAGGGGCTGCCATACCTGACCGGGTTTGTGATTCAAAGCGCAGTGGATCAAGACTGCGGCTGATCCAGCGCCTCGAGCTCACGAGCCTGCGGATCTTGTTCCGGCTCTGAGTCACCGGCCTCTCGAACGGCTTTCTTGCCGGTGTATTCCTCCCAGCGTTTGACGATCACGTCTACGAACTTGGGATCGAGTTCAATCAAACGAGCCTGACGCCCTGTCTTTTCGCATGCGATCAAAGTGGTTCCCGATCCACCAAACAGGTCCAACACCACATCCCGACTTTTCGAAGAATTGCGAATCGCTCGTTCCACCAGCTCAACCGGCTTCATGGTCGGATGCAAATCGTTGACGCGAGGCTTGTTGTAAAACCAGACGTCTGCCTGATCGCGATCGCCACACCAAAAGTGATCGGTTCCCTGTTTCCAGCCGTACAAGATCGGTTCGTACTGGCGCTGGTAGTCAGCCCGACCCAACGTGAAAGTGTTCTTTGCCCAAATCACGAAAGTCGACCACTTGCCACCGGCATCCAACCAGGCCTTTTGCAAGGTATGCAGCTCAGATGAACTCATGCAAACGTAGCAAGCGCCCTTAGTAACAACCAGGAGGTTCACGCACGCGTCGTACAGGAACTGGTAAAACCCGTCGCCCAGCGCATCGTTGAGGATGCGGCGGTCTTTGCCGCGCATCTTGTCCTTGGCGTTGTTGCCATAGTCCACGTTGTAGGGTGGATCGGTAAACGCCATGTCGGCCAGCTGGCCATCCATCAAACGCTCGACATCAGTCAGGACGGTCGAGTCACCACAAAGCAAGCGATGGTTGCCAAGGATCCACAAGTCGCCCGGCTTTGAGACAGGTTCCACTGGGGTTTCCGGGACTGCGTCTTCGTCGGTCAGACCATCGCTTTGTTCATCGCCATTGAGAAGCTTGTCGATTTCCTCATCACTGAATCCCATCAGATCCAAGTCGTACTCGGCAGCCTGCAACTCAGCCAACTCCAGCTTCAGGAGTTCTTCGTCCCAGCCTGCGTTCTCGGCAATTCTGTTGTCGGCCAGGATGTAGGCTTTCTTCTGGGTGGGCGTCAGGTGTGCCAGTTCGATGACGGGCACTTCTGTGAGCCCCAACTTGCGGGCAGCCATCAATCGGCCATGCCCAGCAATCACTCCGCGCGCACCATCCGACAGGATGGGGTTGGTGAAACCAAACTCGGCAATGGATGCTGCGATCTGAGCCACCTGGCCATCGCTGTGTGTGCGGGCGTTGCGCGCATAAGGGATGAGCGCATCCACCGCGATCATTCTGATCTCGGGAGTCATAAATTCCTTGGGGGGATTGGGGGAGGTGCAAACCCGGTGCGAACTGCAAACCCGGTTTTTCAATCTGTCGCTATCGAAATCTCGGGCCTTTGCCCCCCGCATAGGGATTTGGCGAGGAAGGACCCAGAAATTTGTGTGGAGGGAGTGGCCTGCACTCCTTTCCACACCATAGCTGAAAATGTACGCTCAATTGGGCTGAAATGCTGCACAGGGTAAGCGCGATGCACCGAGATAACTTCTCGGACGTTGTTCGGCCTGGCGCTTTTGCAGCCCGGCATCGATGAGCGCACTGACCTGACACGAGATGCTTGAAGAAGAATTGAAGTCCATCATTTCTTCTCTCCTTCCACCACCCAAGGCAAGTCATCCTCCATGTCGGCGAACGGGTGTGCCAGAGGATCAGGCGTTGGCTTCATCCCACGCACTGGAGGAAACTTCGTCTGTTCGTGATGTGCCAGCATGGCATCGGTCCAGCACGTCACGATGGCATCGATAACGCGCAGGGCTTGCTCTTCGGAATATTCCCCAAGTGGTTTGTCAAAGCCAATTTCGCCTGCTGACTCACCGAATGCCTTGAGGCACTTCTTCATGGAGGCCAGCTCGATATCAGAAGGATCGATCATGGGAACCTCCTTCATATCGACTCGCCCATCGAGTGCGCGCTGCCAGTTCCCGTACATCGCATGGAAGACGTCCTGACATTTTTTCGAGCAGAAAACCCAGTCGATTGGGTAGCGCCGGGGATGGCCCACACCGTGACGGTTGTCGGTGTGGCCGAAACCCCGGGCCTGTCTGTTGCAGACCCAGCATTTCATTAACCCTCCTTACTGAGCCCAGCTCGGTTTGCCCGAGACAGGTGCGCGCCCGGCCTGTGCAGGAGCACTGCTGGCAGGAGGTGCTTGATAGGTCGCAGCAGGACGTTGAGCGGCAGGCGCTGACGCACGCGGATAGTCAGTCTGGTCAGGCTCCACGGCCATCTTCACCACGTTGCGAAGTTCACCGCGTCCGTCTTTCTCAACATCGATGCGAGCCACGAACTCAATGCCATCGAGCTCGTTGAAGCCTTGAATGCGACGCGCGGCTGATGCTTGGGGTGAGTTGTCCTGGGGCTGGATATTGCGAGCAGAGTTCAGGACAGCACGAATAAATGTGCGCCCCATGTTTCCCCAGGCAGGGCCCTTGGAGCTGTGCAAGCCGACGTTCGACCACATCTTGCGACGAGCGTATGCACCGTCCAAAATCACGAACTCGCAGGCAAGGAAGATGCTCCCCGTCTCAAAGCTCTGGGTTGCATAGCCACCCGTCCAGCCTTGACTGGCATCGTCATGGCCACCCGGCTTGATCGTCATTCGCACCGGAGCTACCGTGCCCTTGGGGATCAGGTCAAATGATTGTTGCTGTTCGGCATCGTTGAAATCGTTCCAAGCGGACATGGTTTACTCCTTGTTGTTTTGAGGTTGGGTTGCTGCTGCGCACTTCTCGATGAGTGCGAGCAGATTTGGGGGTTCGAGCATTTCGAGCTGGCCCGAACGGTCTTTGGCTGGAAAGCCATAGGGATTGAGCGTGTGCGTCACGAAGGCGCGATAGGGCGCACCGTCTTCGGCCTTGATCTCGGCCAACGTCACAACTTCATCGACGATGCCGGGCAACTCGGCAGCCGTCTTTGAGCCTTCGATTTGCGGGACGAACACCTTGCGGTTGAAGTCATCGAGGCGCTCGTCCAGGATGGCCACGAACACGACATGCTTGCCGCGAGCGTGTTGCAGATGCATCAGCGCACCGAGCATCTCGCTACCCAAAAGGCCATAGGCACCACGGGTATCGGGTTTGCCTGTTCGATCAGACATCGCCTGCGGCTGAGTCTTGGCCCAGATCAGTGCCAGGCGTGCCAGCACAGTGATGCTGTCGACGAAATAGCAGTCGTACTTGGTCAACTGGCTCGGATCACCGTATTGCTCACACACATGCGCGTAGTGCGCCTGCGAGTAGGGAGCTTCCGGGGGCAATGCAGGGTTCGGCCCTGCCAAGAACACGACAAGGTCACGGAACTCCGGCCAGGTGGTTGGGCGAACGCAGTCCCCTCGCCAGTCTTTGACGGCCAAGTCACCAGCCTCAAGATCGACGAACAGCGTCTTGTCTTCTGGCAGGGTTTTGAGCTGCGTGGTTTTTCCAATGCCGCTCTTGCCAAGAAGAACCAGCTTGACGCCCTTTTTCTCGCGCAGGCGTTGATCAGCGGTAATGATCGGAAGTGCCATCACGCCACCTCCCGCATTTCTTGGGCAACGGTCGGATTCCAGAGAATCTGGTACCCGCTGTGTCCATTGCGCGAATACGGCATGGCTTCCGCCCAGGCCTCACCAATCTCGGTCAACTCCCACTCATCGCGCTCATTGCGCACTTGCAGACCCAAGTTGGCCAGGCGCAGATTGGTGGTCTTTGCTGACAAGCCAACCAGCTTGCCAAGTTGAGTGGCATTCAAGGAGCAGATCGGCTCGTTGGCTGCAGGCAGCGCACGGCGCAATGTCTCAATGGCCAGTCCGGTGTTTTCATGGATGCACGTGAGGGTTGCAGCCATGG